ATAGATATTTACAATTAAATATCTAATGGCGGGAGAGGCAAAATCAAAGTATTGCAATACGGTAATATATAAAATTATCTGCAATGATGAGTCAATTAAAGATATATATGTTGGCTCTACTACTAATATTATTAAAAGAGTCTATTTACACAAATCTATATGCAATAGAACCAAGGGAAATGGATTCCGTAAGGTATATGATACAATTAATCAAAATGGAGGGTGGTCTAATTGGTCTGTAATAGAAATAGAAAAATATCCGTGTTCCAATACTAAGGAGGCAAGAATTAGAGAGCAATATTGGTATGATATGCTAAACCCTGTATTAAATAGCGCATTGCCTGCCATTAATATGGAGGCAAAAGAGCGAGCCAAGCAATATTATCAAGAAAACAAAGAAAAGCGATTATTACAAATGAAGGCATATAATGAGGCACACAAAGATAAAAATAAGGCTTATATAAAAGAATATATGAAAAATTATAGAAAAAATAAAAAAAATATTGATGTATCCAATAATTGGATATATAATGTATTAACTGCAATGGGCTAACTTTGATATTTACCGCGGAGTTTTGACCTTTTAATTTATATTTTTTTTTAATTTTAAATCTGCTTATATATAATTAATAACAATTTGAAAATGTTTGAAGACTCTGGCGATGTATTGTATATCGATGTTATCGTTTCCAATATTGATAGTACTGATTCTCCTACTATTGGCAATACATTGGCCGAATATAACGAATCAAGAACTATTCCATATTTATACTCACCAAGCGACTACTACGGGGCTGTTGTGCAATTTAACATTGAAAATACATCTACACCCATACTATACACAGAGATAGTGCCTAACCAAGGAGACCCCAATCTGACCATCTATAATGTTGCATTATCATACGGAGGATCTACAGCAGTGCAGCCTGTTATATTTATTTGTCAGAATGCTACAGGTGTGGCACCACCACCACCAAATGCATTTCCTAATGGGGTTCAAGACACAGATACATCGTATTATTCTGTGTATTCTTATAACTATTTTACACAATTAGTTAATACTGCATTTGCGGATGCCTTGACCGCTTTGAAAGTGCTACAGCCAGCAATACCAATTGGCACAGCCCCACCGGTTATTAAGTTTGACCCAGTGACTCTATTATTTTCAGTAATTGCTGAGAATACTTTATATAATCAAGATAATCCTAATCATGTTAATATTTCTTTAAATGGCTCGTTATACTATTTGTATTATTCATTTAGTGCCACAAGAGTAATATTATTAAATTCCGTATATTTGACTTTATTTGTTGATGCCAATACCGGAATTATTGATACGACTAATAATTTGATAACAGTCCCTCAAGAGCGCAATAGTACTAACTTGTGGCCTCAAATTTCATCTATTGTTATTACTTCCCAATCAATTCCGGTTGTGAGATCTCAAACATTCTCACCAGCACTATATTATTCTAATACACTTGTGAGGAGTAATAATAATAGTCAGACACAGGCGATATTATTAGAGTATTCGGTAGATGATACAAACTATACTAAAAATATCGTTTATAATCCTACGGCTCAATATAAAGTGTTTGCACTGAATTCTGATGTGCCTCTATATAATTTAGATCTTAAATTCTTTTATAGAACTACGACTGGAGTATTGCGACCAATATCATTAACAAGTGGGGCATCTCTATCAGTTAAAATGGGATTCTTCAAGAAATCAAAGTTCTCGCACTTGAAGCAGTTCTAACTTAATTAATTAATTTTGGGGGCATTTAATAATTATTTTATTTTTTTTTTATATTCTTTATTATATAATTAAACCTTTTGAAAGTTATAAAAATGTCGAACGAAATTCAAGGTATTAAAATTACCGATTCTCGAATCAATGATTTGACGAACGATTTAACATTTGGTGTGTACGATGGAGCCACCCAATCTACGTATCAACAGTTTCCTTTCAACTCTGCATCAAATTCATCTTTGACTGCTAACATTCAGATGAACTAACGTCTGTGTCTATTCAAAAGATAGGCAAGTACTGGATTTAACTAATTCAGTGCGACACGTCCAAATTGCGGGAATCCCCTGAAGGCATATGATACTAAGTTATATAAGAAATTATATAATGGCGATAGCTAACAACTATCGGTATAGTAACAAGGCATATGTTATAGGGCAATCCGCAACCAAGCTCCTAAGTTCGACATGCAAGAATATGGAGAAGGCTCAACGACTAAATGGAGGTGGGGTTGAGAAGATTAGCAATCTTCTGTGATACCTTAAGATATAGTCTAGTCCCTATCGAGAGATAGGGTTCGCAACGACCCAGCGAATCAATTGTTTCCGATGCAAGAGTACTCTTGAAATCTGATCTTAATCTTACCATTAATATTGGCGGAGTTCCAGCTACTAAGTTGGCCTTTCAATACGGTCTTACCGACTCCCTTAATTCTTATCCACTTCAATCACTTTTTACGACATCATCCCTCACAATCAACAATGCAACATCCTCAACTAACTATCAGGATGTTTTACCATTTATTAAACTTCTCGAAGATTCTAAAAATAGTGATAAAATGAACTCAACAGCTCCTGACTTTGTAAATGAATTTTGGGGGTTGTATTCTGATGCTGTATTGACTAACTCCAACCCGATGGGTAGTTATAATGAGGCATCGTATGACAATGCAAGAATTCCAAATGGTGCATACCCCGCAACAATCACAGTCAATCATTATATCGCAGGTGTATATACAGATGCGAGTTTAGTTTCGACAGCTACAACTGACACTTGGGTTATTTATATCACTTTTAAGGGCATCACAGAGCCATTTTTAGCACTAAGCCCATTTACTAATAAAGATTTTAACAAAGCCGGCCTTCTTGGAGTTAACAACTTGGCAATGACTTTGAATGTAGACTCAGCCTGCAGAAAGGTTTGGGCTACTGGAAACACTGTAGTTAATGGTGCTGGAACTGGACTTCAATCCTATATTACAAGTATCAGTTTGGGCACCCCAGCCTCCAACGGATTGGGCTTTACGAATGCTAAATTATTATTCAACTTTCTCACATTATCCGATTTACAGTATTCTAAAGTCTCTACAAGATCGGTCACTAACTATACAGACTACAGCCGTTATATCTCACCGTCAGCATCTTCTCCAGTAGTTGCACCACAGGGCTCTGGAAGTGTCTCATTCCAGAATATTCAGCTTAATCAAATACCGAACCTATTAGTATTTGGACTTCGTGTACCTGTTGAACAACAAAGTTGGAGCTATACGGACTCCTTTTTGACTATTAACAGTGTAAGCATCACTTTGAATAATCAATCCGGTTTGATTGCAAGTGCCGATATAACCAATCTGTTCAATTGTTCGAGCGATTCAGGCAGTCATCAATCATTTTACTCATTTAGAGGCCAAGCGAATACGATTCAAAATGGAGCATCTGTTAATGTACCAACTCTTGGATCAATGATGTGTATCAATCCTTCTAAATATCTATCACTCAATCCTCTTTTGTCCAACAGTAGTATTGGACAGTTTAACCTTCAAATTACAATTACATCGTTCACAAATCAATTCCCATTTACCATTCAACCTCAGGGTATTATAATGTGTGTAAATTCTGGTTATTTCGTCACCGAAACCGGATCAAGTAGTATCTTCACCGCAGTCTTGGATAGACAATTGGTTCTTGACACTAAACAACAAGAGCATCACAGTGTAATTGATGAAGAACTATATAACAGAACTGTTGGTGGAAAAATGCATATGGGATTTGCTGGATTGTCTAAATTCTTCAGACATTCTAAAGCACATATGCACCCACATCACAAGGCCGAAATGGAGTGCGAAGAGGGTGGCAGAAAGCATCACAAGAAGGGCGCCGTATCTAAATCTAAGTTAGCTAAACTCTTAAAATAGGGGATTTTGTATGCTTTGCATATTTTGCCCCTTTAAACCCCTTTACCTCTACGATAGTCTTCGACTCTCTTCGAGGCTTTTTAGTGATTAATTAAAAAATTTAAATATTATTTTTTTTT